CTAGCTAACACGAGCAGCTATCTTACTTTCAATCCAACCTGCAATCTCACTCGCTACCCATACTACCCTTACTTTTGTAAGCTGTACCTTTTTAGGAAACGTTGGATCGTAACGGTCAGACTCCTCATTGATCATCTCATAAATAGTCGAACGGCTAAGCCCAGTATAGTGCCCAACGTCTTTGATGCTTAGCAGTTGTGGAATGTGATTGCATTGCTCGATGGCTGGTTGTGTTGCATTTAAATTTTCCATGATTATCTCCTTGTAAGTGAACGAGAGCATCACCTCTCATATACTTACCGAGTCCCATATTTTTTTATGGCCTCCCATGCAGTCCGAGCGTTAGCCTTTGATGCAGGTAATAAAAAAAGGAGCTGATCTGATCAACTCCTTTCTATGCCATTATTTATCTGTCACGAGTTAGCTCACCGCTGTCACGCTTTGACGTAAGCCTTGCGCGATACTGCGGGTGTTTGGCTGCATAGTTTTCTCTACCTTGCTAGGCATTTGATTGCTATCATCTTGCGGATAAAACTCTTCCACCACATCAGACATCTCATCGCCATCAACTTCAAAGCACGAATTGGCATAACCAAGCGTGGCAGCTTGCTCTAACGCTGTTTGATCAAAGCCGTTTTCGCTAAGCTCACTATCAATTGCCTTAGCTTGCTGTACCGCGTCTTTGAGTGTTACCCCATCTCTTAGCGTTAAATCCACAAAGTAAATGGGTGTGCGATAGCTTTGGGTGGTGCTTTTACCTCGTAAGGTTAATTGCAGGGGCAAGCAGGACAGCTTATTACCTGATACTGCGGCGAAGTAGCTTAAGCGTGCCGCAAGGGTGCGAATACTATTAAAGCCTGTAGTACGAAAGATAAACGTACCCAGCTCATCGTCCTCAGACAGATTGACGTACAGACGACCGTAAGGTTTACAAGCACCACCTTGTGCTAATGGGCAACGATCAGGTGATGGGCAAGGCAGTTGCTCCATGCCGTTATTGGTACGCCGCTGACAGTGTTCGCCATCTCCCACGCATAACGGACGACCCGTTTGCCGATCGAATAGCGTGTACTGAGCTCGTAAATTAAGATCAGGATCATTGAACAGCATACGAACGGGTATTTGTCTGAGCTTACCTTCACTACGTGCGCGGAGCTTTTCATCAAGCGGATGATTGACCCAGCCGTCTTTATTTTGCACTTGGCTGGTAATGGTGAATTGATCGTCTTTGGCAGGTAGGCGTTTGCCATCCTTTTGGATAACGCGTCCAATGCTGATACGACCGAGTACGGGCGGGGTAATCGTTAGACCTTTAATCATGATGATATTCCTTATTTGTTTAATAATTTGAATAAATCGACATAAAAAAGCCCACCTGTGATAGGTGGGCTTTATGCGTTTGGTTAATGAGATTAGCTGTCTTGGTTTAATTATCGTTTAAGATGACGAAGCGACGACTGCCTTGACGGGTTTTACTAAATTTATCCATCAGCTCAGGATGGGCTTTAGTGACGGCTTTACTGTCTAAGCTCACGCTGTCCTTCGAGCGCTTCCACGAGATTGCGCCTTTGTCAAAGACCGCTACTTCATTATCTTTGATTAAGCTTTGCAGTTGATGTTTAACTTGATCGTGGCGCTGCTCTAGATCTTCGATTGACGCGCGATAGCTAAGCAGCTTATCGAACAGCTTATTTGCGCCCTCATCACTCTTAAAGTCTATCTTGCTTGTAGGCTTAGGCTCAGGATAAAGCAGCTTAAGCGCACGAGCGGCTGACTCAGAGTGATCAGGCGTGGGTGGAGTATCCGTCTCCACGTACTGCCAGAACAGACGCTCATGCTCAATAATTGATGCAATCAAACGCTCATCACGCTCAACCTTATAGATCTTTGCTTCGTGTCCGCAAAGCAGGACACAGATATGAGCGGCTTGTTTACCTGTAACGGCTAGTTGATGTTGCACTTGGCAAGTCACGTATAGCGGTACGCCATCTCGCCATAATTTCGCGCCATGCTCACCAGTGGTTTTGCATTCCAGTATTTGTACCTCATCGCTACCTGTTACCGCATAGTCAAGATTGGCAAGCATAAAGGCTTTGTCAGGATCAGGGTGCTGCAATATGGCATTGACGCGGCGTACTTTGTTTCCTGTCTTTTCTTGATAGTATTTAGCCACCATCGGTTCTAAAGTATTGCCCCAATACAGCGGCGCATAGCCTTCTATGCTTTCATCTAAGTCTGAGCTCATGCGTCCGGTCTTAATCATCCATAGCTCAAGCATCGACAAATATGGATGAATACCGCAAGCAGCAGCAGCGTCACTACTGCCTATGCCTTGTTTGCGAACGGCTAACCACTCTTCACGGCTTAGGTCTTTGGTGTTAATTAAGCGTTTGGGCTGAGATGATGTAGTTTGCTTAGATTTATCTTCACTAAGGCTAGGCCGGTTAGTCTTAACATTAATAGTAGCAGTCGGCTTTGTTTGCTTAGATTGCATCGCTTTACGCTTACGACGACTTGGCTGACTGGTGGTATTTAATGCGATAGTTTCCATGATAGATTCCTTATTAAATTAATCGTTGATAACTGATGATCTGAGTAAACGGCATAAAAAAACCACGCTTTTAAGCGTGGTTTAATGTGTGGTGATAAGACAGTTAGGCCAGCATACGTAATGATTCTTCTAAGCCCTTTTGCTTAAGCTTAGCGCCAGCGCCGAACCAAGCTGAGTTTAAGCGATTGTCCGTATTCATCGCGCGGCGTTCATGATCGACGTACTCAGTGATACTACAGAGCAGACCATAAGCGGTATCTTTGGCAGCATCGAGATCTGCTCCGCGTCCTTGACCGTTAAACATGGTCATCACCTTATTCATTGCTTTGGCATTAGGAACCGCGTCTTTCTCTTTCTTAGCACTGTTAAACAGAATGATGTCATTGTCTTGATCGTTAAACACACGGCTTAGATAGTTAGCGGCTTCTGCTTGGGTAACACGCCGCTCGGATAACTGCTTCATCTCATAGATATGCTCATCCCACTGATTAACCGACACGCCTAATTGCTGCTTGACCTTATCGGCATCAAACGAGGTGCTATGCGGTACTTTCACCACACCGCCACTACCATCAGCTAAGCTTACTGCTAAGGTGTTATTACACACCACACGGATATTGGTAAACTGCGCCGTGGTTGCCAGCGTACCATCACAAGCCGTTGCTAGTAGCAAATAGCCATGACTGACATCGCCGCCACGTAAAGACGCGGATTGACCTGTACGAGCGAGTGCCCAGAGCTTACGACCGCCCTTTAAAACACCAGCAGTTTCAAGCTCAAAGTGTGAGTGCTCAGTGAGATCACGATAGAACTCTAATATCTCTTCCGGTTGTACTTCTTGATAGCGCTGACTGACAACTGACAACGGATCAAAGGTATCTGAGCGGTACAAGACCTTTTGCTCAGCGAAGGGCAAGATAAGATTATGCCCTCGATCGTTCTCAGCCATGAAATTGACGTCCGATGACTCAATACGCCAATCCATACCTGCCTCACGCGCCCAAACCTCAAGTGGCTGCTTAGGGGATAGCTCACTGCCAAGGCCATGCCAAGGGGTGTCGCCAACGTATGCCATAGTTTCTACTAAATGTGCCATGATAATTTTCCTTTTGTATTATGATTAAATTGAGTTTAAGTGAATGAGTGAAAGGTGGTGAAGACATGCGAGCAGTCATCACAGCGATATTGCTTATTGACCAGCATTGGTAGCGCTTGATGAGACTGAGTGATCTCAATAAGCGCTGCTACCGTTGTTCCTGCAACCACACCTATAGCAGGATGTACTTTAAGTGCTTTGCAAAGACTAACGCCAAGGCTGACTAATACCGCAGGGGATAACAGCTGATCAATAAGATTGATTTGACTACCATCAGTCATCTCGTAGACCAAAGATGACTCACAGCTAGGACACAGGGTTTTCATATATACTCCTAAATTTTGCGCATAAAAAAGGCCTGCTAAAAAGCAGACCTTATTGGCTGAAGTCACGTACATACAAACAGGCTGTACGTATTCTCATGGTAATAGTATATATCTGAGATTATTTTGATATGGGTGGTAGTCCTCGGCGGTCGGATGTGCGGTATCGACCATGTGCAAAGGTGTTCATGTTTGGGAGCCATACTTTTAAGTGCTGATCTTCCTTGCTTGGCTTTGTTAGGTATAAAGCTGAATCTACAGCATTTTCAACCTCTTGAGGTTCATTACGATGAATCATACCGATACCTAATTTACCGTTTCGCTCATAACCCTGCTTAGTCTCTTTATCGTGATAACTATAGCACTCGCCTAGACCACCAGTAATGACCTTCCACTTTTCACCAACCTCTTTTGCGATATACCAATCATTTTGTCTCTTATTACCGTCATATATCAGCAACAAATGACAATGTAATCCGCCCTCGATACCTCCCTGCTCAAGCGCCCATGCATAACCTTGTAAGCATCTAAAGCAAGTGTTTTCATTTCTTATCATCTGACATAGCTTTTTTATATGGTCGTGAAAGTCTTCGATAGTAATCAAGTGGCTACAATCTTTAGCGTATTTGAGATCGACACGAACAAATATCAGCCGTGCATGATGATTGAATAATTGAGTGATGTACTGACCTAACGACTCCTTATTTTTCCCTTCTTCATATTTTAAAACACATTTCTCACGATTAATCTCTCTTTTATAGCAACGTAATCTATCGATCAGCTCAGCTACGTTGCTATTATCCCAAATCACTTCATTAGGATATTGATCACCGACAATAAGCTGCGTACTAATAAAAAAAGCGTTGATGGGCATCGAGTAAACCAGCTCAGTAACAGGCTCATAACAATACATGAATGGTTGATACAAGTTGTTCAGCTCATTAATGAACGAGTCAGAAATAATAGAGTCTGATTTAGCTCGACTGTAGATAATATTGATGACTAATTGATGGACTTTAGTCATTAGAAAATTTTGATTATGGTTACTGTATTTCATGATGTTTCTCCTATGTGGTTTGTCTTGCACATAGTAGAGCTACACCATATTTTTTTATTCTGACTACTGGTGGTTTAGTGTGAAGATAGTCAGCGTAGTGACGCTGCTACATATAATAATATAAATAACCTGCTAGTGGAGCATGTGAATACTAGCGGTATAGTCGATCCTATTTGTGTGAAATATACCGTGTATCAAGGTGTTATTCGAATCATGCATTTAACTGATATTTTTCGTAATCAAGACACTAGAAATTATAAACAAAAGCTTTTGTGCATATAGAAGAATTCACAAGCATATCTGTGATAGGCGGCAGATGATAATAAAAACACCAGAACAAATATTCTTTATATTTATTATTTAACGTTCTTTATTTAACATACTGATGCTAATATACCACCCTACACTAGTAATATCGAGGGTTCAGATAAATTTTATTTATTAAATCATTACTATATTATTACTATAAATTTATTTAAATATTATTAAAATATCATCGTTAAATTATGGTATTGTTAGTAAAATATTATTTAAAATATTGAAGAGAAGATGTAAAATGACTGATACTAATGATGTGATTAAGCCTAATCCAGAAAAGAATATAAAGTTAAAATTAACTCAGAGGCAGGTTAATATTGCGTTAAACGAATTGATTTTAGATAGATATAACGTGGACCTTCCTAACGATTTAGAGTATCTAAACACTGCCTGTAATAGCCTTGAGTTAACAGAAAGTTATAGAGAATCACTTGTTAGTTTTTCTAAATCTAATGTATTGCCTGATGAGTCTATAGCTTGGCTACAAGATGATTTGAGAGCAGCATTATGGTTTGATCATTACTCTTATTATTACAATAAAGATTCATTTCAATGGAAAAATTACTCTGCTGACTTCCAAAGCAACTTAATCACATGCTTTGATCTAACAAACATACGTTTGCCACATAGAGATAAAGCTAAACTTTTTGACTATAAGGTTGAATGGAAAAGAGACTTTATAAACAAAGCTAAAGGTATATATAATAATATACGGACTATGCCACAAGACCTAGAGTGGTTGGATAGTAAAAATGAAAAACAAATTTTATGGGCGCATAGCTACTTAGGCACACATGGATATCTTATCCAGAACCCATTATTTTTGTGTAATGATCTGAGCACTTACTATGTGCAAATTTGCGCATCTCTAGACGCACTAGACACTCTTAATCATAGAAACAGTCGTTCTTATAAGATGAGCCTTTTCAAAAAGGACGTGTTGAATAAAATGCGTAACGCTTGGAGTCAGAAAAAGTTTCGTGATAAAAAAGATGCTGAGACCGCCCAAGAGTATTTCTTGACGAGACGCCATATGAATAAGCTAAAAAAATTAGCGGATGAATATGGTTTAAGTAGTAAGGAGTATCTTCAGCAAATGATTGATAAAGAGTATAATAGTCTCAATTAGCTTAGATAGCTGAAATCCGAAACTTAAATTTTATGTACACTACCATGTACACTGAAAAGTACTAATATTCACTATTATAATAAAATCAATATCTTAGCTATCAATAATCGTTCCGGCTCCGGGTACCATTATAGCAGTACAGAAAAACCGCAAATCGTAACGATTTGCGGTTTTTTTGCGTTTATGTCAACTACATAAATTACAGAACTGATAACAAATCGAGCAAACCTATTATCGGAGCACATTCTGATACCTATGGATCTGCCGATTACTGCTTCACACGGCTTACAAATAGCAATGAGCAGCCTTAATAACACTCACCAAAGCGGCGCTAATGACGTGACGTAATAAGCACGGTGTCAGTAGATAACACTGCGCTGATTGAGATAAAACACGCCATTCGTCGAGCATGTCGGTCATACCCTGATTTTATACTAAAAGACAAACCACACTCTGCTACTCTGCATTAGCGGCTAAATCCTACTTTGGCTCGGACTGCTCATCACATTATGTCAACGGTGGTAGCGCCATATCCAAATTGAATATTAAAACAGGTAAACCTCACGCTGTTACAGCACCTCCAAACTGACAAGCCGATTTTTTCGATATTTATTAGAGATAATATCACTGATGAAGTGGGATTCGCTGCGGTACAAGGAGACCTGGAGTCTCAACCGTCTCTAAAGAACAGCGCCACTCCTAGCCCATTCATCAAAAACCACCTAACAGATCGTCCTTCTCCCTCAATAACAGGTATGGGTATCAAAAAGTCGGTAGCTTGGTATGCGTAACCGTATTGGCTTATTTTTACACATTCCCTTTGGTTTTTTGGCAGCCGCTGCAACAAAGCACCGAGCTGATTTATCACCTCGCGCACTACGACCTACTTGGCATGCAGACCATGCAAGAAAAAACCAAGGCAACGGTCGTCTGTCAGCATTACCTAAAAGCCTGTCATAAAAAAAGCCAGCCACCTAAGTGACTGACTTTTTTTAAAATATTTGGTGGAGATGGCGGGAGTTGAACCCGATTACATCAAACACTATCACACGCTATAAAATCAGTGCTTATTAAAATCAATGACTTACGATAACAAAATGTGATTAGATGTGATAGTTATTGGTGGCAGGCTGTCAAAAATCGTGTCACAGATTTAATTGTCTACAGCTGCATAACGTAGGTTTTTAGCGATACGCCGCGCCCATCCTTTGCCAAAAGTTTGCCAGATACGCAGGTTAGTAAAAAACTCTAAGCGCTCAGCATTGAATAATAATACCACATCATTTTTATCCATCGCTGCGACTGCTGCCAATGTGCGTGGACCAATCAAACCATCGTCACTGGCACCAACAGCGCGCTGTAAAAATTTAACAGCTTGGCGTTTGCCGTGATTGTATGCCGCATCTGTCAACTGCCATGCAATCAAGCGATCGAGTTGATCACCTTTTACTGCTTTATAGTATGACTGCTCGGTGATTTTTTTTGCAAGAGATTTGGGCAGGCGGCGCATATCGCCCCAATAACCATGTGCTTGAGCTACTCGCTTAGTCACACCATACATGGTTTCGCCACCAGGGTCGCTTGGGTGATTAACGTAGCCGCCTTCGTGATCCATCAATCTATCAAAAATCATGTCATAAATACTCATAGCCTATACCTTATTTTGAGCATTAAAAAAGCCCCAAATATGGGGCGGTTTTTAGTGCTGATTGTTATTTGTTTTTATCTGCAACACGCAGTGCGTAATGCAGTGCATTGAGTGCGAGTAGTCCGCGTCGGTAATGTCGTGGTTTGACATACGGCTGCACAATCTCGCTGTTTTTGATTGCGATGTTTGTCAGTTGACGTGCTGTTTTGATTAGATTAAATCGCATGGTCTTACTCCTATTTATTTACCAAAAATCGCAAAAGCCGCATCTTTGATTTCTTTGATGACTGCTGATAGTGGCTTGCCCTGCAATAGAGCGACGGACTGATAAAAGACGCCAATCGCCAACATGCCGAATACTGCCCAGCCCAGCATAATGCCACCTTGCGCCATCACGCTATAATCTTGATATCCCATGAACTCAATATGTGCTTGGCCACCGAATAATGAGATCGTTACAGCAATCGTAAATTTGACGATGACCGACATATTAATTTTTATTTTACCGTCTTTGCCGATGTCACCACTGAGCATAAGCCCAAAGATAGCACCGATGACGGCAGCAAAGACTTTGGGCAGGTATGTGAGCATCTTTAGCAGCACTATATCCCAAAACGGCATGTTGTTTGGCATCGTCTTTCCTCAGATTTTAGATATAAAAAAACCCCTTTTAGGGGCGGTAATAATTATTTGGCGAGGTATTTAGATTATTTGGCTTTGTATAATATTGTCATTGATAATATCCTGTACACGCTTTTGCTGCTCTTTCTCAAAATCGCGCTGCAACTGAATATCGATAGCGTCTTGCATAGTAGGTTGATTGGCGGTGGTAGCGCATCCGCCAACCAATAACGCTGTTAATAGTAGATATTTCATACCAAATCTCTCTTAAAAGTTAGTAACATCGATAACAGCGAAGCTTAGGCGTTTAGGATAAACAAACCCCACAAAAGATGGTAGGTAGTCTCTTTCGCTGATTACTCTACGTATCTCTAACCTGGTGCTGTTTTTTATAAAACTTAGCGTCCCTAAATGGTGCGTATTAATATTGTCTGACGCTAACGCCATGAATGGTATGCGAATCGGTATGATTGCAAACCTACTCACACCATAGTCTTTGGTGAATAACGTGCCATTAGACCCACTCATGTTTTCATAGTTGGGTATGTCGATAAAATCAATGACATTACAACTTCTAAGGTCAGATGAAAATGTGAGCAAGCCTGCTTCGTCATACACTTCAAGACCCATCTTGCCCTTTGGGACATGGCCAAACTCAAAGATATGTAGTGTGCCGTCGCCTTGAACCGCTTGCGTCAAAACGGGCGGGTCTTCTACAAACTTAACATTAACGCCTTTCGTGTTGTCAGGCTCTATCGCGTAAATTTTGTCGTGGAACGTAAGTGAGCCACTGTACTTTTGAGCGCGACTGCGGCTTAAATCATAGTGTTTATCAGACGCTTGCACAGTGCCGTTATCGCCATAAACCTCAAATCCGCTTGGCATCAGTAAACCCCTATCGTTATTTCTAAAAAATTAGCATTCGGGTATAAGTTGCCGTTCGACATTCTCAGGTTGTTGGTTTGCACTCTAAATCCGTTGCTTAATTTTGTGACAGTGATCTGATCGATAAGATAGCCAGTAGCAACAGGCGTGATGAGGTAGAAAGGCGCATCACTAGCTAATAATGGGTGAGTAAACGTTCTATCCATATTTGGGGTGATTTTAAACCTTTCTAAAACCTTAATTGTCTTTGTGTTGGTATCAAAGACGATACTCCCCAGCTCGTTAAATACTTGTAATCCTTGTGCCATTACCATAACCCCAGTCGAACGCGCAGTTTATTGTTAGCATCGTAAACGCTCAGTAAGCTATCTTTAATCTCAAGTCTGGCACCAGTTGGCGCAGATTTAAAGTGTCCGATAGTGGCTGATAACGCCGATAAAGACGTGATAGACGCTGTATCTATTTGCGAAAACCCTACAGACTCTTTAGCAATGTATGTATGACGCATATAAACACCAGCAGGCACTTGCACCCCATCAATGTTTTGCGGCGTGGTTAGCACCATAAATGGGCTGTCACCGTTTACATCATTAGGCTTGCCGACTGGCGCTGAGATGCTAAAGCGGTCAGCGCGTATATCAAAAGCCGACGGCTCGCCGACGTTGTTTACAAGGCCAAAGCCAGCAACCTTGTTACCAACATCAAGTTTAAGCGTGTACTCGCCCTTGATACCATCGACCACCTCTTTTGTCTCTTGCAGCGATGCAGTATTCTCGCCTACAGTCGCTTCGAGTGTTGTCACCTCGCGAGCTAATGCGCTTGTAGCGGTTGCCTCAGTCTCAATGCGTTTGACTAACTGAGCATTACTGTCTGCAACCTCTGACTGTAAATTAGTAATGCGCTCATTGGTTGCATAGCCGTCTTTAGCAACTGTTTTCCAGTAAGTCCATTGTTGACTACGACTTGCATCTGTGTAGCGGTTTGCGTCTGTGTAACGAGGTTTGTAGTCGGCAATAATGCCATCTAATCGCTCACCTTGTACGCCAAACTCATCGCTTATATCTTGTTGATAGTTGATAAAATCCGCTTGGTTTGCTTTTTTGCCAATTTCAGTATTTGCATCAATAATCGCATCAATGCGGTCTTGTGTTTCTTGACTGATCGCCAGCTCGTTATCTTCAATCTTGCCGATTTTTTCAGTTAGCGACTGACTAAGACTGCTCTCGTCAATCTGACCTTGTATTAAGTCCATGACCTTGTCAGCATTAGCATCTGTCGTGCCTGTCACCCATGCCGACCACTCAGACTTAAAGCCCAGCTTATCAACCAAACGCGCACGATATGACTGCGCTAGATTGCCTTGTAAACCGTTAATGGTATGGGTGTTAGTTGGGTAGCTATATTGCCCCAGCGTTGCCACGTTGACATTGGGCGCACTGCCTACTTGTATTTCAGTGTAGGCTGCATCACCTGAGCCAGCTTGAAACCCCCATTTCAAATCCATGCCAAACAACACGCCTGTGGCAGTTAGGCCGACAATCTTAGGCGGTAGTCCTACCTTGCCTTCAACCGATGTCAGTGTTGATGTTGTGGCCTGCGATTGCACATCAAACGCAGACACTGAGCGTACACGAGCCATATAATTACCGCTATATACGCCTTCAATCTCAACTGATACGTTACCAGTACGCGGTGCTTTAACCCAGCTACCATCGTCTTTACGCCACTCAACATCATACGCAACGGCTGCCGGCACCTGCGCCCAGCCGATGACAAGCGTTGTGACTGTCTGACCTTGCACGACACGGTGACGGCTAGTGATCGTAACACTTTCTGGCGCATCCACAGTCTCAGGATTGACGATAGTGATTTCAGTCGGCTTTACGTCTGTGCCAAAATCCACAGCGTCGTACTTTTGTGGCTCATGCTGTATTGCTGTGATATTAAATGTCACGTCATCATTTTGCGTGATGGACATAACGCGAAAACGCATTAGTTTTAGATCGGCAGTCTCAATCGCCCAAACGTGCTCAGGCTCAGCGCCAGTAAATCCAGCGGTGACAGTAATGCGATTGCCGTTTACATGACTGATATTGCGGCGCTCAGATTTGCCGCTACCGCCATTAATGATAAGCACATCACCAGCAGCAGCCACGACTTCCCTATCAAGCTCTATGATGCGCTGCGTGTCGTTTACAGTTGATACACGGCCACCATTGGCACGACCTGCAAATAGCTCGTCTGACACATTGATGATATTGCCGACAGTGATGTTTTTTACCGCATCAAGACCTGCGCCAAACGATACTTGTCGTGTCTCTAACTGCTCAGTTTTGAGCGCCCACAGTCCTGCTCGCTGTGCCTGCGCCTGACTGGTGCAACCAAAGGCGTTTAGCTCTAAAACTTTAACGCCCAGCTTCGCCATCGCCTTTTCGTCACGTACATACTCGTACTCGGTTTGATAGCTGTTTAGCGGATTATCCCAAGCGACTTTTGCTAGAGTATGACGGTCACGCGCTCGTGTGCCGGTATATTCAAACTGACCATCAATGACGTTAGCGCGGCTAAAGGTATAAACTGGGTCTTGCGGTACGTCAGCATCGGCAAATATCTTTTCGCCGTTCCAGTAGCTAATGCCGCGAAATATACCAGCGATATTAGACAATACTTGATAAGCGTCGGCTTGTTTTTGTAGATAGACGTTGCACGTAAATCGCGGCTCTGTACCGCCTTGACCGTCTGATACCATCTCATCGCAATACTGGCCAAGCGTGTATAGCGACCATTTATCAATCATCGTCGCATCTAGTCGCTCGCCTAGGCCATAGCGCCACTGACGACATAGGTCATAATAAACCCATGCAGGGTTGTTGCTGTAAGCGTCTTTAAATGTGCCGTCCCAAATGCCTGTGTAAGTACGAGCAACCGGATCATAGTTGCTCGGCACACGAATGACTGAGCCGCGTACATGAGCTTCTAACTTAGCGATACTGCTAAATGTCTCGGCGTTATATTGCACACCCAGTAGCGCGGTGTTTGGGTAGCGCAATTTAACATCAATCACCTCAGCGACCGCATCAATCATCATCGTGTCTTGCACGTACTCGCTAGGGTCGTTGGGCGTTAAGCGTCTGACGCGTACCTGCCAACCTGTTGTGGCTTTTGGTAGATCAATACGGTGAGTGCGCTCATAACCTGCGCTGGTCTTGTCCTCAATCTTGGTTTTTAAAACCTCTTGATATGCGCCACCATCTGTTTGCAGGTCGATTGCATAATCAATTTTATAACCTGTCACATCACCGTTATCAGGATTGGTTTTAGATAGGCGATTCCACTTAAAACGCACACGGACGGCTGATAGCTGGGTGTCAGTAAAGGCTTTAATCCAAGGCTGCGAGCTTTTAAGCTCAACACCGATGCCAGTTTCATTGCTAACATCGGGGAAGCCCTTGATATAATCTTGCTCGTTTGTGCCGTGTCTAAAATCCCATGTCACGCCGCCAAAATTTGAATTACCGTTATCATCTAGTAGTGGTGTACCATCGAGACGAATTGACTTACCGCCATCGACTAAACCCCACACCTCACCCTCAGCTAGTCCATACAGCAGTTTTGCGGTACTGGTACTTGCTACTGAGTCTTTAGCAATAGACGGGCGGCGCGGCTTGTCCCGACCTTTTTTTGCGCCTTTGATTGCGATAGCTGTCATTATTGATTATCCTCTGTGTAGATACCTGCTGAGCAAATAAAGCCACCTATGTAACGCTCACCGTATAATATAGGCACTGGATTGCCCTGCGCTACCGTTGTCACCGCGCCACCAAAGCCATAGTTTGCTCGGTTGCCGTCCTCGTCTTGGCTTTCAATCTCAGGCGTTGGCATGAGCAAACTTGCAGCGCCGCCTACCATCAAGCCGACACCTGCGCCTATCATCGCTAGACCTTGAGCCGAGCCAAGACCGCCACTAAACGCTATCAGTGCTGCCCCTGCAACAACTTGCAGCCAGCCTAGTGCATCACCGCCTGCGCCCATGATACGCGGCACAATGTGAATAACGCTTGCGCCTGTATGATTGCTTATATCGCGCTCGCCGATGTTGCCCTGCTCATTTACCTCATCCAAAAAGACCGCAAAGCGCATACCATCCTGCTCAGCGGTCAGCATAAATTTTTTAAACTCAGGTAGTTGGCACGATAGCGCGTGACATGCCTCGGCTGCGCTATCGACATTTAGACTAAACTGCTCGCCAAATTGTTTTAGCTGACCATGCAGCATGATAGTTTTCATAAATTGCGCCCATAAAAAAGCCGCTACATGAGCGACTTATGTCTGATAATAACAGCAGCTCTACGCTGCCATTGCTCGCCATATATCTCACGTAGCGACTCTCTGCCGTAAGGGTGGTGCAATACCAAGTCATTGCCGATAACATCGTCTGTACGCTCAGATTTGAGCTTACCATCACCGATAAAGACAAGGGCATGATTGACGTGCTCAGTGCGTCCTAGGCGGCAGAGTATCAAGTCGTGCTTTTGGATTGCATCGACCTCGACAAAGCCTTCGTTTTTAAACCCATCAAGATATAGCGGCTTGTTGTCTTTATCCTCCCACCACGCATCTGCTCGCTCATAATCGCCAAGTGTGATGCCAAGCTCGCGCTGATAGTAGTCCTGTATGAGCGTGTAGCAGTCCATAATTCCATGATGATACTCACGCCCTAGTAGTGGGGCTTGATAGTCGTCTGGCTTATGTATCTCCACGTCAATGCCGTTTGTAATTATCCACGGCAGGCCGTGTAAATTCATCTGCACACGGTCGGGCTGACTAGGTGCGGTCGTTCCATCGGGGTGACTATGCACGTATGCTGTTATCTCGCCCTCTTTTGACGCACCGACAATATCCATTACATCAATCTCAAACTGAGCATCATCGGCTGCTACATTGGTGCAGGGGATATATTCGCCATTCACGATAACGCCACAAGCCTCACGCGGATATTCAGTGTTAGCATGGGCGTTGATAGTCTTTTTTATCTTAGCTGTTAGCATGTCTATCCCTTGATTAATGACGACGAAGGAAATCCACCGTAGCGATCTTCGTTATTGCGAATACGACAGTCCGTCAATCTTGCACCGCAAGCGTCCTTTGCTGGGTCATCGGTTGGATTGCCCTCAGCATCAAACATAGCAGTGCCTCGATAAGCGCACTCCTCGCCACGGTAGCGACCGTGGACAGCCCAGTGGCAAAACGATGTAATGTCACGGCTTGGTATCTTAGCGCCTTCGAAGTCCACAGGGTTACTCAGCTCAAACGTCACCGCACTGGCGTTCTCGCTGGTTTTTTGCTCAACATACCACACCTGTTTGCGGTACTCGTTTGGATTTGCGCTAGGATTGCCATCACTAAAGTTTGCAGCGTCTAGGTATTTCGCCATCGTATTAATGACAGTCAATCTAGCGCCTGCAAAGTCATCGTACTGCAAGCATAGTGCTGATACCGCGCCTTGCAATCCGTCAATATTATTTGCCAATGCAAGGCTGGGCGTTGATGCTTTGCCATCGCCTCGCATCTCAAGGCCGTCTGATTTGATTGGCATAGGCGTGTAGGTTTGACCTGCCCAAATAATATCGCGCCTGACAATATCCTCCTGACCTACTGGGTCGGTATGGCGCGTCATATCTGTATAGCGCGATTTGTCAGTGTAGCGGTAAATGTGCTGCCAGTCCTCACGCGAAATGTGGCCATGCCATCTAAACACACCAGCACCTAATGCGGTTGCGTCTAGCTCATAAAGCGTGACCAGTCCTGTGACTGAGAGCTTTTGCAAGTCACTTGATAACATTTAGACCTCCTGTATCGGCTGCTCAGTCTCATTGAGTCGCAAATCAATCCAGCGCCCATCTGTGATGTCGATTGGATTATCAATATCAGCGACGATAGCGACCAGCTCAAAATCAAACTTGCGCTTATATGTCTTGATATTAATAGTGCCGTCTGCCAGCTCGTCATAAATAACGGCAAACTTGGTATTGCCGTTGGCATCGTTTGGCAGCTCAATGTACCAACCATCAGTTGATAGTCCTGATGTGTTTTTTATCGTATAGTCACCGACGCCATTTTTGATAAACTCGATGTTTTGTTGCTCAGCCTCGTTGTTTAGCTCGATTTTGTCGGCAAACAACTTAACGATAGGTGACGCAGATTTGATAAATCCGTTGCTATCAGTTAATGTGTTTTTATCGTGCAGTAATGTATATAAAGATGTGCTAGAAGTATTCCAAACTTCTATATTTACACCTAAGCCACCCAGTCCGCACGAGATAATCGCCTCGGTATCTCGTACTTTAAAATACATAGATGGTGAGTACGATAGTATCGCGCTGCCCGCGATGGTTTGAGAGTTGCGAAATACACTTGACCGCGAGTTCAAGGTTGCAACCAAATCTGCTTTAGTTGCAGAACCAAGGCTCTGACCTTCTCCTCCCCACCCACTAAATACTACACCAGTGGTGGTCATCTGAGCTACGTTGCCAGGCAATTCTCCAACCAAACGACTAGCTGCGTTACTCTGGTCGCTAAAGTTGTTCTGTACTTTTTTGCGAAATACATACTCATTATCGCCCGTTTTGCTGTCGCCTTGTCCGGGGTCTGGTATTTGTACTGCCATGGTTATCTCCAAAATTAGATAATAAAAAACCCCAGTTAAGGGGTTAAGGTATAAATGCTTGCTTGAGATTAAAGGATATTTGCCACACGTTGCCACTTTGGTGCGGCGCACTAATAGCGCCATCAGTGCGATAGGTTTTTGTATCACCTGCAATCGTTACATAAAAAGGCGTAACACCCTTGTGCTCAATCAAAAAATCATAGATAGCGTCAATCTCGGCTTTATAGGCAGTCTTTGCGACCTGCCATGTTTCGCGCACATTGTTGATACCAAAGCTCGATACCTGATCGTAACCATCACCAAATTGCACGGTATTAGTTTTTAATGCGGTGGTGCGTGTTGCTCCTGCATCAACACACCAGTCAAACGTTCTAAGTGCCATACAGCATACCTCCCTGACGTTTTTCTTTACGCATAACGTCCATGACTACGGCTTTGATACCGTTAGCCATATCGCGCCCTATACGCTCATTATCGCCTTGTATTGAGCTATTGCCCTTGGCATCGACTGTTACACTGATATTCACATCGCCACCGCTTGAGCCACCATTATTTATAAAGCTAGTAAAATCTTTATTTTGCTTAGGCGATAATACGCGCTCACCCTTATCGAGTAAGTAAGTAGATTCTTTTGGCACATAATCTAGCCCGCCGTGGGCGATACCTGCAGGAGCAGCAATACTTGCGATATTACTCATTAGTGTGGTACCTGAAGCTACAGCCTCAGCAACATAGGCAGCTTTATCAACTGGCGTTACACCCGCTGCCATTGCCTTACCTATAGATTCTTGTATACTTAGTGCTGCACTCGCAATAGCAAAGCCTTTTTCAATCGCAAACATAGCCCGATAAGCCCCTGACTGCTCTCCAAAAAAAGCCTTGGTTAAGCCAGCAAGGCCGCTGAATAGTCCCTGATAAAGAGAAACGCGGTGCGCTGCCTGCTGCTCTGCCAGCGTCTTATCTTTTAAAGCATACTCTTGCTCTAACGCCCACATTTTATCTAAGTGTTCTTGCTTGGCGATCTCCAACAGCTCATAACGTTCTAAATCATTAAACGCCGGGTTACCGCGCTCATCGACAGCGTTTATCTCGCTTTCGCGGGATTTATACTGATTATTAATAGAATCAAAACCCTCTACATAATCTTGATTCAAGCGCCATTGCTGGTAATCTTCATCGTTTAATGTGCGCTGCATCATGCTATCTTTGCCAGTGCTTAGCGCGTTTATACCGCCTGCACGGGCGCTATCAGCAATGGATTGATACATTTTGTCCTGAGCACGAGCCTTGGCCTCTGATGCAAACTTAAAGTTATCTAAGTCCTTTTGATAAGCCGCGTTTTGCATATCAACATACATTTGACGCACGCTATCATCTTTGATGTTCGCGGCTTCGATCTCTTTGAGTGCTTTTTGATGCCTGGCATGGATGCGCTGCTCCTCGCCTTGGTATCTCTCCATGATGGATAGAGCTGCTGCGTTTTTTTCTTTAGCGTAGCGCTCTTCTTCGCGTGTCAAATACTTAGCTCGCTCAGCAGAGCCTTCGGCGTAGGCTTCTTCTATACTTTCAACACGAGCGATATGATCAAGCTCGATTTTCTCTTTATCGCTTGCGTATTGATTGACGATAGAAAGTTGAGCGCGTTCAATCGCTTCTTGCTGGCGCAATGCTTCTGCAGCGAGCCTTGCTTGTTCGCGCTGAGCTTGTTCAGCAATCTTGGCATCTTGCGCTAAAGCTTTACCATAAAACGTACCTGAAGATTTACGAGACATGCCAGCGCTATGCGCCGCCTTCAGCCATCCTGGCGCATTGGCCCCTTTGCCATCTTTGCCCCAAGCCGCTGCGTTTTGCTGAATACCAAAGTGAAAGCGACCAGCGCCCATATAGTCATTACCAGCACCGATACCGTTGATACCACGTGCGGCGGCCTCTTCAACGATAGCTTTTAGCAGTGGCAAATCTTTAGAGTTATTCCAGTCTAGTTTTTTACCACCCTTATATAGATCACCATCAGCGGCATAGCCATGGTCATGCGCAGTAGAGCCAACTCGCTTACCACCTGATCCTTTACCAGGCTGACCACCTGAATTCACTTTGAAAACTATCCCTTCTTCTTGTAAAAAAGATAATGCTTGCTCGAGCTCGGGATTTAAGCGTTGATTTCGAGTTGCGCCTTTGTTTGCGTATTGGATATATTTAGAAGCATCAGCGGTTGCTTTAGCAGTTCTTTCTCTAGCCTTAGCTTCGTTTTCAGCGGCATCAGCCAAGGCCCTAGTAGCTTTTATCTCCGCATCTACCGCGCCATTTCTATAAGGGATCCCATTATTATTATAAGGAAAAGCCACATTGGAGCCGCTTGTACCTAACACACTCCCGAATGAATTATTGATTGCAGGGCGCTGTGTATTGATTCTATTCATTTTGCTAGACGCGCCATCCAATAGCTTGTCTATAGTTTCCATATCCCTAGCCCACTGGCTAGATATATCCAACATACTGCCACTCGCTAGAGCGCCAGCGCTGAAGAACCCGGTAAATAGAGCCTTACCTTTATCCGCTAAAGTATCAGCGCTGAAGAAGTTCTCAGCGGTTTGGCCAATATTGCGCATCTGCATACCGACTGCTGAAAAAGCATTGATGAGCTGCCCGATACCCGCCGCTATCCCAACTACTGAGGCGGCGGCTATGTTTATAGCTTGTCCAACGCCACTAATTTCGTCTTTAAAGCTACCGCCTTGTTTCGTGCCTTCCTTAAAGTACTCTATTAGCGTCGCCATGGCCGGGAGAGCCTCAGTAACCAGCTCATTGCGTACGCCCTCAAAATTAATCTTTAGCCCTTCTACTTCATCGGCCAATATCTTGGACTGCTCTATAGACTCCTTGGTTCTGATGACGCCAGCTTCATTAAGATCGCGCTCATAGTTTCTGAGCGCTTCGCCGTTGTTATCCCACAAAGGTATGATATCGCCAAGGCCACTAGCCAAAGACTCAGTGACAAATCTAACCTCTTGCGTGGTTGCCCCTGCCAGCTCCATTTCATCTACGACGGCTTGGATAGCATCGACACTATCCATTGTTGACAAGCTTTTACCGAATATTTCTAATTCTGCGTCAGTTTTCTTAGTGGCTTCTTGCATAAGCTCTAAGGTATCAACCAATCCGCCACCGCCATTAGCACTAAACTCCCCAAGCTTTTCTTGAGCATCGGCCAGTATATCTCCTACGCTATCCATCTCTAACCCGTAGCTGGCAGTTGCAGCGGTCAAAACTTGTAGGTTTTCGGTCGAGGTATTGGCTCTTTTTGCCAGCCTTTCTAGCTGTTCATCCGCTTCGGCGGTCTGTAGTGCTAAAGTTACTAAGCCTGCACCCATGACCGCCACTGACGCTACAACAGAAGCAGCGCCCACCGCCGCTGCACCCGCTAATCCACCTTTACCAAAAGCATCGGAAATAGAACCAAGTTGCTCGTTAAGAGAGTCAATAGCACCACCGACAGGCGTACCACTGAGGTCCTCAATCAACTGCTCTTTAAACTTAGATACTGACTTACCCATATTCTCGGTACGGTCACGGGTTTCGCGTTCTGCGCGGGTCAAGCCATCTGTAAACTCACTTAGGCGTACCGCCAAATCAAGTGTCAGTCTACCAAGTGAGTTTGTTGCCATGATAAACACCTTTTTTGGATAATAAAAAACCCCAATCATTGCTGACTGAGGTTTCTTTAAATATTTTAGTTTGCTAAATTACTTTACCATTCTAGCATTTTGGCTTTTCAGGCTCTCAAACACACTAGATAGCATCGTAACGTATTAATGCTGCCAATCCAGATCAGCAGTATCGAACGTAAACTGCTGATTACCGTTATTGTAAAACCCTATTTCAAGCATCATTATTTTGGAATCTTTTAGTTTGTTTATAAAAAGTTCTTCAGAGCCATCCAAGAACATCGCTTCACTTGAGCCGCCAGCAGCCCTAGATAAAGAATATTGCTCAATACTATTATCATCAAACTTCACTGTCATGGTGCAATTTCGGTATTCACACCATAACTGACCATTATTTGTAACAAACAAGACCTCATTATTTAGTTCATCGGTATGCCTAATAATAATACTTAAGTCAGTACCACCACTATAGGGTGAACTTAAATGAACATTATTTCTAGATGTAGTTATAGCAGTATATGTCGTAGTATCACGCATTTTATCTACTGATTCACCATACATCCAGTTAGGGACTGCCTGAACCTCAGTAACTTCGTTCAATTGGGTAGCGTCAGTTTCTGCAACATTATTGCTAACTTCGCCAGCGCTGCTATTGTCTGCTACGCCCGGTGAAGGATTGTCAGACATGCCGGCCATTAAAGCCGAAAGCACCATAAATCCAATAAATACCACTGCAATCCATGTAAGGACTGACGTGCGATTAACTCTAGCACCACAACTGGGGCAGGAATCTGCATTTTTAGCGATAAAACCACCGCAATTTTTACAATTAACGAGCTTCGCCATACTCTGTCCTTAATGATTTTTTTTGCGATAAAAGCATTACTATAAATCATCAAAAACAATTCAGCAACATTTGTTAGTTTGTGTCCTCAATCTGATCTTCAAAGCTGACGATCACATCATCTTCATGTGGCATGAGCTCAAGCGCTTCTATATCACCCCCTTGAGATTTGATATAGGTAGCCATCATATTGGCGACCGCTTGCTCAACACGCCTGCCCACATTTAGACTGCCACGGCGATAGCGGTATTCCGCCCACTGCTTAATCTCAACCATCGTTAGATTGGTTTTTACTTGATGAACACTATTACCACCTATACCGTTGAGAGCCAATTCAAACAACAGCTCATGCTCGCCGGCGATTATTCCTTTTTCTTCTTCGGCGCCTGCTTCTCTACCGCCTTTTTTATATTATCAAGCCCCCATACCTTATTAAAGACAGCGTTCGCCAGTGGCTGAATAAAATTATCTTCGACTTGTTTTTTGGTGAATTGCAACTTACCGTCTTCATCAACTAGCGTCTTGCTAATCCATTCAGCAGCCACATCTTCCTTATTGTTCATGCAGTTATGCAGATCATCGCTGATGGCAAAAGGAAGTGTCTTGAACATAATATCGACTTCACAAAGCTCGCCTTTGTGATAAAACTCAACCGTTTCTGAATGTATTTCACCGACCAAGCTACCCGCTTTCACATCTGATAATAATATCTTTGCCATTTTAATAATCCCATAAATAAGTAAAGCCCCAATAAAAGGGGCTTTGGTTTAACCAACTAATCCATCCGTATCTTTTATAAAGCCTACGAATTTGTCTTATACGCAGTGATTGCTTTCGACTGACGCTTCATAGGCACTGAGTGCTTAACCAGTGAGTTTGGCTCAAACGTAGGGTTAGTGTCTTTCAGCTGCGTAACAAATGAAGTCCAAGTACGGGTCGGTGGAAGCGTGACAGAACCAGTCTCAAGCACTGGCGGCTCCTTACCGTCCGACCAACCAATAAAGACCTCGATAGTTGCGCGTTCATCAGCCAACTGCAGTAGCGTCATATGCGTCTCATTTTTGGGATCAGTGTTAATAGAGATAGACCCTTCACCGGGCGTAGTAAGTCCTGGTACCGATGTAGTGGTATCCTCTTCCTCTAGGCATGTATCGTCAATATCATTGACACTATCATCGCCGAGTGTAATGCCGGTGATGCAAATCATCTTAGTAAGCTCAGGCGTATCGCCATGCTTAATCCATACTTGCGTGCCTTGTGATAGTACGCCTTTTTCGACTTTAGCCATGATGCTAATCCTCTGTTGTTGAACGGTCTGATATCCAATTGGCATCAAAGCCGCGCCCGTAAAGTCGAGCGTTGGAATCATATTGATTGATTTTTGGGTTTAATATCCATGCACGCGACTCTAATGCGCTGCGTATCGCTCCACGTAACGCGCTTGCATATTTAGAGCTCGTGTCATAAACCATGATTTGAAATTGTACGTTGTCAAAGTTAGCGGGTGCGTCCAAGTGGTTCTCAGCTTGACCGCTGATGATTTGCCACACCACATAAGGCGCTTGGGTGCCCTCAGGTGCGACAGCCTCCCAAACCTTGGCTTCTACATCTATAAGCGACGTCACGCCAACATCGGCATTAAGCATGCGGTAAATAGGCAAATCGCTCATAGTTTGGCAATCTCTTTATCAAGTTCAGCGCTATAAGCGCGGGTAAACTCCGCTTGTACAGCGTTGATATTATTATTCAGCGCTGGACGTAAGAAAGGATCCGCGTTATTCGTAGCGGACCCAAACTCTTTAAAGCGCCAGTACCAAGTGTCGCCGCCGGGGTTCTTTTTGCTGCCTTGGGTTTGATAGCTGCGTCCAGCGCGGTTTGCTCTTCTGTTAGCACGGGTGTTAGCGTACTTTCTAGCGCCACCTTTGACTCCGACTTTCATCGTTACGTTGTCATAGCCTTTGGTTTTACCAGCTTTAACGACGATGTTCTTCCAAATCTTTTCGGGACTGTCTTTATCATCGATACGTTTGGCATTCTCACGCGCGGCTTTTTTGACGATGTTCATAGCTTTGCGACTAGCGCGATTGGCGGCGTTTTTAGCTTTACGCTTATTACCAAGCTGACGCAGTTTTGCTTGAACTTCATCGAGACCGGTTATATCGTTTGCCATGATTAATCCTTAAACTGCTCAACACCTGATGCAAGGTTAAAGGTCATATACTCGACGCCGGTTTCGTTATCAGGTAAGCCTTGGCTATCAATCGCATAAGTACGGCCCTGCCAAATCACGCGCATAGTCGTATCGATATTAAGACCGGTACGGTAGCGCACCATCATTCTAGCGGTAATCTCTGACTGAGCCGCCTGCGCTGTTAGTAGGTCTTTAGTAGAGAGCGGCGTGATCTTGGCATAAACCTTTTTGTGAGTGGTCCACGCACCATCTAATAGATGCCCGTCTGCATCACGGCCACCGCTGATATAGCGCTGGATAGTGACTCTATGCCGTAACTCGCCCGCATTGACTGCCATAATTAATCCATATCTAAAAAGGTCGAGCCTACGTCGGCGTCATCTTCTTGTTCGACTAGCTCGTTTATCAGCTCGTTGTTTTGGTCGATGAGCTCAGCAGTGTTTTGGTTACTAATGTCGATTTGCTGAATCAGTATCGTATTTTGTTCGACTACCTTTGTCATCAGCGCTATTAAGTCTTTGCAAGAGCAGCTTGGCTCTTCGCTTGGCTTCGCTGGTTCTGTCTTTAATCCACTCACGGCGCGCCTCACATCCTTTACAGTTCATATTAAACCCCCATGCGGCGGTACGGTTGCAGTACATGATAAGCCCCCATAGGCACCTCAACCATCGATGAATCACTGACTGACTCACGATGAGCATACCAATGCGCTACTATCATCAATGTCGCCTGATCAATAGACGCATTATCTAGCACGCCATCTGGATCCTCACTTGGTACCGCCAACTCATAAATAGTACGATCAAGATACATCTGAATATGATCTCGAGCGGCTGCCACATATCCAAGCAATAAAGCGTCTTCATCATCGTGGTCGATGCGGCATTGAAACTTTACCTGCTCAAGAGTCACCATCGTTAATCTGCCTTGTCGTCTTTAGCCTTGCTATCGGCCTTTTTGGTTGTTTCTGGTTTTGATGCAGTCGATTGAGGTGACTCGACTTCGACAGCATGACCTTTATCAATCAGATCTTTGCCTTCTTTGGCGGTTACGGTTAGCACTTCGTTCTTTTGTGCAATCGTGCGACCAATCATCATTCGTTTTAATATTTTGATTTTCATAGTTTATTACTCAGCCTTGTTAGCAGGCTCTTTTTCAGCCTTGTTTTTGGGTTTTGGCGCAGCCTTGGTTTCTTTTTCAGCATCAGCAGCCGCTTTCTTTTTAGCTTCAACTTCTTTTGGGTCTTCAAGCATCCCCATTCGCATAAGCTCTTTAGCATCTGAATCATTTTTGACTTCACGGGTATCGCCTTCGAAGTACTGGCGATCACCCCAGTGCTGCTTAGTGACTTTATATTTCATAACCTGCTCCTTTTATTAAGACAAAATCAGCTTCATAAACTGGCTTTGGCTTAATAAAAAGCCCCACCAATATGGCAGGGCCTTGTTAAATGATTTCGATTAAGACTATGGCGTGGTTTTGGCCAATAACGTTCCAGTAATGAACGCCTCTGGACGATAGACAGCCAGTGCCAGACGTTCTTCACAAAGAATGGTTACTTTGTTTTTCACAAAATCATCTTCGTTCTGGGTAGCGACCGCTACAGACGCTAGCTGGCGGTCAAACACTTGCGCACCAAGATTAAATGCACCGGTCAAGAACTTGCCCGCGCCCATGGCTTGTGTTGACACTACTGGCAAGCCCCACAGAGTCGGATTTGCAGTGCCTTGCGGCTGACCAATGATATAACGACCGTCATTATCTTTGGTCAGCTCAATCTTAGCCCAATCAATTGGGTTTAATACGTGGCCGCTTGCAGGGTATTCAGCCAACACCGCTTGCAACATTGCCAAACGCAGCTGATCCATGATTGTGTAGTTGGCAAGCGTGGCAGGATCGGCAAATGCAGTCGCTTGCGGGATAATGCCCTTGAGATTGCCACTCAAACCATCACCATTCAGTAATTGGCGGTCCTCAACCAGCTTTAAGCCATACATAAGGCGCTGACCGATATATGATTCAAGCTGTGAGGCATCATCCAAGATTTGACGTGACGCTTTGACAAAATGCGCCAGTGTGCGTACGGATGCTGTTTCATCATCAAACTGCAAGTCGGACTGCGCCTTGAGCGCGCCTTCAGCCGATTGCGCCGCAGCATTATTGGTAAAGCCAGTTTCACGCACATACTCAATAGAGTTGCTGTCAGTGGTACCGGGCGCCAGCAAGTCACGTATAGTAAGAATCTGATTGGGCGGCGCGATGATACCTGGTTGACGCTGTGCAGTAACAAGCCCGCCTGCAGAACCCGCGGCGGCGGTGGTGGCACTGGTGATATCAGATGCTTTAACTTGCAGCGTGGCGCGCTGCCCTGTTGCTGGGTTTTCTACAAATGACTTGAACTGATCGCTTTCAAACAGTTGCTGGCCAATAGATTTTTGCTGATCAGGCTCATTATTGCCGCGGCGTGCTTGTTTTTGCTCCATGTCGTCAAGACGCGTCTTGGCTTCATTCATGGCTGTTAAAGCTTCATCGACCTGATCTTTTAGATCGTTGATGCCCTTTTCGCCCTTTTCCATGCGACCTGTCAGCTCTGTGCCAAGGCCGTTTACTTTGTCAGTCGCTTTTTTAAACTCAGCGGCGAGCTCTTTAACTTGATCTTCTGGTTTCATAACCAATCCTTATACATTGATACTTTTTAAGATATCGAGCGCATCGCTCATATCGGTGTCAGCTGCTTTGGTATCTTCAGGCTCGCCCTGAGTCAGTGATCGCAAACCGTGCCCAGCTATGGCAGTCGCTTGCGATTTCGAAAAGCCACCAGCGTCACGCAGGAACTTCTCAAATTCTGGTAATGTGGGCAAATCGCCCTTTTCTAATTTAGATTTTATGTTGTCGACAAGGCTTTCGTCGTTAGCGGGGAACGTCACGACACTGACTTCTTTTAAGTCAATCGCTAGCAGCTCAAGCACATCATCGTCTTCGTTATATGACCATTTCTGCACACGGTAACCGATAGATAGGCCATCAATCGCGCCCGCCTTCATCAGCGCATGTGCTTCACGTGCCTTGGCCACATCTTTGACCAGCAATCGACCTTCGCCATACAAACCTTTTTCATCTTCGATAAGCTTGGTCCATACACCGATGACATCGCTACGGCTGTGCTGCCATAAAATCGGCGGCATCTTGCCTTTGTCAGCCCATGCTTTGATAGTTTCTGTGTACGCGCCTGCCTTGACGACATCGCCATAACTGTCTTCGACATCAAATACGCTGCAGTAGCCACTAAAAAAGCCATCGTCATCGATGGCTTTTACGTTGAAATCAATGGCTTTAGTCTTTAGTTTGCTCATCATTGCGCCCCAATAGCTCGATAGGTGTTAAGTTAAGTTGTACAGTTAGCTGATCAGCGCCGCTGTACGCTGGCTGATCCTCCAGCGCACGTACCTCATTGCGAGTGAATACGCCGTTTTGTAGCATTGTGCTGTAATAATTGGCGCGTCCTTGGCTGTCTGCTCGCAGCAAACCCTCCACCGAAAACTTAGGACGGTATTTAGCGCGGTCAGATGGTGACAATAGCTTACGGGCGATGGTCTGCTCGATGCGCACCAGTGTCGGCTGTAGCGAGTAAGTCAAATAACCCTGATTCATCTGCTCAAGACTAGATGCCCAGCTCGATGCTTTGTCTAAGTGATAAATAAGCTGCGGCGGTGTTTTGAATGTGCGGCAAATCTCTTCAACACCAAAGTTGCGAGACTCAAGCAGCTGAGCGTCGGCGGGATTGATGCGGATGTGGGCGGCACTAGCAGGCTCCATGCCCGCCTCCAGCACCATCCACTTACCAGCATTTTCAGGGCGACTAAACACTCCTAGGTTTTCTTTTAGCCGGTCGCGCTGCTCTTTGTTTAGTATTTTCTCGCCAGTCTTTAAAAACCCACCCGCTTTGAGATTGTTTTTAAACTCAGCGCCAGCTGCATTATTGGCATCAACCTGTGCGCCAATCACATCCGACTGGTACCGTATGGGCGACAAGCCCACCAAACCATCAAGCGTAAAACCCTTGATATGCAAGATGTCGTCTTCGTGGTATTTGCCATCGTCAGACTTCTTTTCATAAATATAATCAATCGCGCCTGTTTTACTGCGCCGCACCGTCATGCACTCAGGGTCCAAGATATCGAGAGAGATCACATCGCCTTTGGTGTTGCGATGGATGAGCGCATAAGCATTGCCCCAGAGGTCAAGACTGGCAATCATAGCCTCCCAAAACTCGCTGGCAGTCATGTCAGCATTGGGCTGGTCATGCAAAATCCGATAAAGAGGATGATTGACCGCTATGTTTTTATCACTGTCACGCAGATGCAGCGGCAATGATGCGATAGTCTCACTACGCAAGCGCACACATGCCCATACCGTCGCCAGTCGCAATGATGTATCTGCGCTGACACGGTTGCCCGACTCGGTGCTATTGCCGTTCCAAGGTGGTGATTCGCTATCTTTATCTAACCGGTTAGTGCCTGAGCGCCATGCGCCGCGAAAGCGTGACCACCAGCCGACGTCATTTAATGTACTCATGCAATTATAGGGTCCTGTAAAAAGTCGTCTAAGCTGCCATCGTCTTGGTTATGCACGACCGCACGCGCCAGCGCCATGATTGCAGCCACTGGGCCATCAATCTTGTTTTCGCTGCGCTCTTTGTTGGGATAAATATTGTCTTTTTTGTCAAGAGTAGCCACGACGTTCGATATCATCCACGTCATGATTGGACAGTCACCGTGCGCCCATCGCTGCGATAGCACCAGTGCTTCCATCTCTTTCATGGGTTCAGATATATTTTGTACGGTGTGGCGTATCTCAACCATGGTCACGCCCTCGTCTGACAAGTTTTGCGCAAGCTGCGCCGCCTGCCATGGATCATAAGCAACCTCACGAACGTCGTGAGTGGCCATATCGTCAGCGATATCCTCTTCGATAGTGGCAAAATTAATTACCTCGCCATCGGTCACCGTCAGCAATCCAAGCTTGTCCCACTCTTGGTACCGCTCACTATTAACCTCACCTTCTTCATAAAGGCGCGCCTCAGGGATATAGTATTTTGCGTGTATGTGATAATTAGGGTCATCGCCATACGGCGGGAACACCATCACCTTGGCGACGATATCGATTTTGGTTGCCAAATCAAGACCGATATAGCATGGCCTCCCTTGTAGCTCATCAAGAGACAGCCGCTCTGGCGCAAGGCCCCACTTAGACATATTCATCCAAGCAGACTTGGCACCGACAAACTCATTGACGTGTTTGGTTCTAAACGTGTTTTGCTTGCGAGCTGACTGCACCGCATCACGGCAACGAGCGGCCAAAAACTCACCGCCGACCGATATATCATAGTTTGGGTTGGCCTTACGTAGCGCCAGCTCGCTTGTCCAGTCATCGTCTTCGTCTTTGGTGTAAATCATCGCCCACATGTCAGGCATATCCATGACGCCTTCGAGCATCTTTTGCGCATCACGCACGAGCATGTAGCAGGGCCCACCGATACCGCTACCGGCAGTGGTAATAACAACCATCATCGGCTGCTCACGCGAACCCATACCCGTTTCCATTGTGTCGTATAGCGTGCTGTCTTTATGCTCATGGTATTCATCGACCAAGGCGCATGACGGACTTGAGCCGTCACCTGGTGTTCCGATAATAGGCTCAAAACGACTACCATCACGCGACACGTTCATGTTGGACGCATTGGATTCCACACCGTAAAACTCTTTGAGTGCTGGTGTGCGATCAACCATTTGCTTAGCAGGGCGGAATACCTCCCACGCTTGCTTCTCTGTGGTGGCCCCGCTGTACACTTCTGCGCCAAACTCATCATCAGCGACGAACATGTACAAGCCGATGCCTGCAGCGATAATAGACTTGCCGTTCTTACGCGGTACAAAGATAATCATGCGCGAATAGCGGCGCAGCTTATTCTTTTTATTAATCCAGCCAAACGGAATGCAAATGCTAAACAACTGCCATGGCTCAAGCGTAATTTTTAGGCGTTTTTGCGCCCACTTCCCCTTGGTATGCGGCAATAACTGGATGAATTTAGCTATTTTTTCAGCTTTAGCGGGGTCAAATTTGTATGGAAAATCCTTTGAACGACTGGCTTTTTTGTCGTCCAAGTGACGTTTGCATGCGAGTATTACCCACTTACACGCGATAATTTTGCCCGCAACAACGTCACGAGCGTACTTTTCAGCTTTCGCAACATTGGTGTATTTAGTACGGGCCATTTCATATTTTCTTGTCTTTTATTAGGCGTAAAAAAACCACCATGAAGGTGGTGAATTGGTTTACATAGTTTGTTTTATTAGCTCAATATTGACGAGCGCTTGATACTGGTGATTAGTAGCATTGTCATCCAAACACCACTCCACCTTATGTACTTTATATCGTTTGTCATTTAAAACAACAAAGTTTTCTAAGCTTGGTACTTGACAAAGAATGCGTCTAGCGAACAAGCCCTCTTGATTTATGATGTAGAAATTAACCGCAAATAGACTAGGGAGTATCATACTAATTCCTATAAATCAGCAAACGGATTACCACTATCTTTATCACCTTTGGGCCCTATCAAACGTTGACGGCTACTGGGGTCAAGCCCAAGCAAACTACCAAACTGCACCATCTGCCGCTTAGCTTCATTGACCACCGTCACCGCTGGATTTTTAATCACAGTTTTTTCAGTATGGATGGTAATACCATTCTCATTAATATCTTGCTCAGCCTCACGCCAGCGACAATACGCCATGCAGAACGATTCGACATTATGCAAATCTGGTACCGTCAAAACATCATTGGCCAATAAATCTGGAACGATGGTTTCCCACATACCGATTGCAATCTCTGGCATCCATTCGGGCGGGTCAACCTTGGTCAGTTTGGTAAATTCAGGCTCGTTATTGTTTAGTGCACGCTTACCGGGATTACCCGCCAGCTGTTTCTGCTTCGTGGGTTTTGGCTTTCGGCCGCGCCCAGGTACCGTTGCAACGCCGGCCATTTCAATCTCCAAATCTGTAGTTTTTGCCTTGACCTAAGTTTTTAATTTCGCGGTCGTAAAAATGTGTGGAGGGGGGCGGTCATTCGGGGCTTCCGGCTGAACAATTTACCCGCCCTCCCCCTTTACTCGTTAGCTGTCTTTGATCTATGGCACTTACGACAAAGCGATTGTAGATTGCTGAGCTCATCCGTACCGCCGCTCGCCTTATTGATTATGTGATCAACGTCGGTGGCTGGCACGTATCTGCCTGCGCGCTGGCAAGCCATGCACAGATGACCATCACGATTAAGTACTTGCGCGCGAAGCTTACGCCAAGCGTGTCCGTAACCGCGCTTGGTTGTGCTACCGCTGCGGTCTGGTCGCTTGGTCCAGTTGCTGCGTTGGTCTGCATGGTCATCACAGTATCCTTTGTCTTTACGTTTAACTATGTTTGGGCAGCGGTATTGGCGGCATGGCGTGGATGGCATGGCTTTGGTTTCCATTTCTTATTGTCTGGCTCAATCAAAGCCATATATTTCTTGGCATCACTGTTGCCGTTGTTGGCTCTAGCAGTAAGCAGCTTTAGATTCGAGTGTCTATACTCTAGCGTTTCGCCTGTGCGATAGTTGATATACAGCGTCTCGCTTGTGCATTCATATCTCATGGTCATCACACCTCACTAAACGTTAGGCATAAAAAAGCCCACGCTATTTCTAACGTGGGTAAGTGATAGTGCGCCCGGCAGGATTCGAACCTACGACCAAAAGATTATGAGTCTTCTGCTCTAACCACTGAGCTACAGGCACGCAGCATCGCCACTGTTACTTATCAATCATCACATGCAATGATTGTTAAATAACTGTGACTCTCATTCAATTCGCAGTTGCCATCTGCTGGCTAGTATCTCGCTGGCATGTGCTGACCGTGGCTAAACCAATCAGGCATAAAAAAAGACGAGAGCAATTAAGCCGTCGTCTTTTGGTTTAACTGGCCTTACCTACTACTTAAGCCAGTATGACAAATACTACCCTATTCGGGCGGCACGGGTCAAGCTATCTATCGTTTCACTCAATCTTACTCTGCATCACTGTTACAACCTTAGATACCAACACGGCGATAACAACTGTCTCTAAACGACCCGCTTGGCTTTCAGATAACCACTGCCATGACTCAGGAATTATCCAGTGGAGGACTAATGCAACAACCATTAGAGCGAATAAAAACGCAAGGAGAAAAAACAAGCACTTAAAAGTAATATCAAACTTACTCTTCCAGTCTTCATCACGCTCATGCTGATTATCTTTGCTAACTTTTTCTAAATCTTTTTTACCAAGTAAACTTTCTTCTTGTTCTGCCCAGTATGAAGATTGCTCATGAGAATTGGAAATGCTTTCATCAACATCTAAATCAACTAAATCAGAACTGGAGTCCTCCGCCAGCGCATTAATGCGAGCAACGGTGATTGTTGGTCTGCCTACCTGATCTAGCTCACTCATTGATTTGCTAACACTTTTTTAGTTAAGTGCGTATAGTGATTTTTTATCAAATCATTAGGGATTACATCTCCCCATCCTTCATGAGAGAAAATATCTGACCAAGGTGTATCCTTTTGATGGGTTATCATTGACAACCGAATACCATCTAACTTCCCATATTTTTTATATACAAAATGAATGACGCTTTTCTCTTCTTCATTTAATGGAGTTTGAGAAAAAACAGACCAAGAGCTTATTTCTTTTTTTACTTTATCTCTACCATAACTTTTTACTTTCTGGTAAAGCTCTGGGATAACCGGCCCATACTTCCACGCCTCAATCTCTTCATTAATTAATGGCTTATTAAAGAACCCAAGCATCCAGCCATGGGCAATATACACTAACTTTAATAGCTGCATTGGAGTGAAAAAGTTTTCTTCTTCTTTCCCTAAACGAATAAATTCGTTGGCAACTGAAATAGCGCTAACCATAACCTACTCCTTATTTTAGAGACAAGAAAACCTATGGATTTACAAGCAACTCCATAGACCGATTAAATATAAATTTAGTTAGTTTATAGCTATATAATGGGCGTATATAGCTATAAATGCAATATATAGTTGTAATTATTAATCGCATACGACAAATAGTGTCGCCTTACTCTGCATTCGAAAACTTTAATTGCTTACGATAATGAGCGACCGAACAATCAACCTTGCCGACCATATCAAAAAGGTCGTGCGTCATCTGTCGCTGGTAGGTTAGCCACGCATTAGTGTATGTACTGGGATTAATTTCTATACCGCAAAACTTCAACCGACCTTTGACTGTATAAACATCCCACAACTCATACAACTCAAAATGCAGTACCATGCGCGCCATCAGTCGTGCCAGCTCAGGCAGACTGTGAGTACATGCCTGCGGTGCAGCGCGCTTATCTTTCTTACAGCGCTCAATCATATTGGCTGCCAGATGCTTCACTACCTCGTCAAAATGACGTGACCAATCCCAGTTGGTATCACTACCCCATAGCAATATACTTGCCAGCGCCTTGGCTGGCGCGTCATCAATCATTGCAATAGCAGCGCAGTGGTCTTCCCAGTTCACTTCTGGCGGCAATCCACCTTGTCCAATATTGAATTTAACAGTCTTGGCGTGCATGCCTTGTTCAAGCCAATCTTGGTTTGATAGCTGCAGGTTTGGTGACTGACCGAAATTGTTATGCAGCTCGTCAATCAGTGCGTAGGCATACTGACCAGGCTTATGTTTTTCTTTCGCCGGCTCAGGCTTATCTAACACTTCCTGCGCTCGCACAACTGGCACAGCGTAACGGAGAAACTTGTCGATAGATATAACCCTTTCTTTTTTGCGGTTTGGATTGTTAAGCCATTTAAACCTAAGTTCGTTTTTATCATAATCGACATGCAGCACTTTCATCACTTCGCCTGCCTTATCGACCCATTCGGTTTTGATTTCGATATCAGTCACTTTTTACCACCTTTCTTAGTTTTACGATTATTGCGTGGTTTATGCGGGATATAACCCTGGCCTTTAAACTCGAATGGGTTGCATATACCATGGGTCTGTTGCTTAAGCATTGCGATAATTCTGCTGCTATCCTTTATCTTGCTCATTACACTATCCTCAATTCCAACTTTCGAAATAAACCGTACTGACAATACTTGCTTCACATCGCCCTGCCTTTAATCTCGTTTAAACCCTGGCTTCATAACCATCAGCAGCGCTACGAACCCAAGTAACGATAAAAGTGAACCTGATAGCTTATATAGCTCAAGCACAGTGAATGACACAGCCAACACCAATACCACGTTATAAATCATCGCTAGCAGCGCATGAAAACACTCTGGCCAATATTTCCAGTCCATAATCACTTACTCCCTTTCTTTTTAATCGGCTTTGGCGCTGGCACGTCGACCACGCCTTTATTAATTAGCCTGTGGTATTTATAAATCATCATGCCAGCGTCACGGCTATGCTCAGATGTACGACCATGCCAGCCGGTAATCATCTTGAAGTCTTTAGCGCTGCGCTTAGTATCAATGCTAGCTGGCGCAACCAAGAGATGTGGAATATCGTAGCGCTCGCAAAACTCTTGCCAAATACTACAATCACGTGTGACCGAGCCAACACCCTTCATGCGCTCCTTGCCGATGCGAGGATCTACCCACTTACGCTTACGCACATCCTCAATACAGACGACGAACTTAATATCCGACGCTTGCGCCTCTTCAAACGTTTTATAAACCTTGTCTTGGGCGCTTAGAATGCTTTGAGTAGACACTTCTTGCAGTACACCGTCGATGCTATGAGCAAAACCTGTTTTGACGCCTGTATCGATACCGATTAAGATCATTACTCAGCCCCTAATAATTTGATTAAACGTCTGGCGGCTCATGGTTTCTTTAGTGCCGTCTGTGTATGTGATGACAACAGTATTGGTCTTAATCCATTCCTGTTTTTGTATCTGCTTGTTGTTGTAGATGTTTTTCATAAACCCTGAAACTCCTTAAACTTACCTTTGATCAGTCGATACCCTACTGGATTACTCCTATCACACTCCAAATAACCCAACCTAACCAACTCCTGTAGCGTTCTCTGGTGTGTTCTGATTGTGCCATTTAGTATTCCTGACAGCTCCTTACGGCTAACCCAGCAGGGGTAACTGGCAGCAATGTAACGTAATGCTTTGAGCTTGATTTCAAAATTAGTCATGAAACCACTCATACCGCCTCCTGCAACTGGTTTAACACTCTGTCATAGGTTTCATCTGCTGATTCGCCAGGCATCTTATGCTGAGCCACATACTCATAGGTTTCAGCAATATCCATGTTTGGCAGCGGCTCTTTGCGTAGGCCGTTAAATATGCAGCACTTGCTCGGGTCTATCTTGGCCTGTACTGGCTGGCTATGGCTCGGATGAAACACATCAGGTAAGTCGCTGTCATAACCGTTAGACGACTTGCCAGCGCTGTTACTCCAATCTTCATTGTCGATATTAAAACGGCCCTTGGCTTTTTCCTGGCGCGCTTGATCGGCTTTTTGATTGTTTGCTTCGCGTATCATCCACTTTACGAGCTTAACTTTGCGATAAGACTCTGTGGTCAGTGGATTGCCTTTGAGCGCTTGCTCAGCGTAATGAGCTTTGAATGCTGAGATTTCAAACTGATACTGATCATCGGTCAGCTTTATCATCTTGCCCGCTTTGAACAACTCACCACGCATCTGATCAATGGTTGGTGCTTCCCAGTTTTCGATGCTGTCTGCGTGTTGACTGCGGATTAATTCAGCCGTGGTCGGTTGCTGATTAGCTGTTGACTGAGTTGGGTGTGCTGGTGCAACTGGTGCTGGCTGGTTGGCTGATGATTGATTGTTGTCAGTAGAGTTAGCCACAGAGCCATGATTGAAATTTTCCACAACCGCCTCGCCTGTGTTTGTGTGTGCGCTCTCACTAACTGGTTTATGGTTATTGGTTAGTGGTTTATGGTTCTTAGTTATAGCAGCGTTTTTGGCGTTACCGGCGTTACAGTCATCGTTACTTGGCGTTACAGTTTGCGTTACATCGTTTGTAACGTTACTAGCGTGACACTGTTTGATAGCATCGATATGCTTAGCATGTAATTCTCTTAAAGCAGCAGCACCAATACCTTTATCGACAGACACGCCTATATTAGTAAGGGCGTTAATCATATTACGCTTGTCTTGGCGGGACTTACGGACACGCTCTGCAGGTGTCATAGGCGTATCATTATCGTTACATGTAACGTTACACCCATCGTTACTTGGCGTTACACCTTGCGTTACATCAATCGTTACACCGTTACGGGTAGCGTTACCGTTTGCGTTACCTTTATTCTTATTTCCCCATTTATAATCTTTGAGTATCTTGTCCCAAGCAGCGCGCTTGTAGTATTTGCCAGCCTTTTTAAACTTGTCTTTTAGTACGAATGCCAGCGCTTGCTTTTCATCATCGCTGATGACAGATAGGCGGCGCTGCAATAGTTCCATGTCGCTACCATCGATAGGCTTTTCTTCTGATAAATAGAGAGAGCGCAAGTCAAGATAAATAGTCTTCTCGATGCGGCTCATGTGTTTTGTCTCAAAGTCGTGATCAGTGAAGTTGTGGTTAACGAAATGCATTAGGCCACCTCATGAACGATGGCAAAAGTCTTAGCAAGATGCGTAAGGCCCTTTGGCGTGAATAGCGGCTGAGTGGTTGCGACTCGCTCGTTGCTGTTGCCTTGATACGTCACTGCGCGCTCTTCCATAAAGCCTTGCTTCATGCGAATGCTGCTCATCTTTAGCTTGTTGCGCTTGTCGCGGTACATCCAATCATGGCCCAGGCACCAATTAACAAACTTGTTTTGTGGAATACCAAGCGCTTTGGCAGTATCTCGAACGTTTAAGCTACCTATGGCGCAGTCGATAACATCCAACGCTGCAGCTTTAGGTTCAGTAAGTGCTAAGCGTGACTGCTGATTCTCGATAAGCTCGGCCTGATCGGCGGCAAGGCGTAATGCTTCAGATAAGGTGGCAGGGATAACTGGTGCGCTGGCTTGTGCTTCTAGCTCTTGCCAGCGGTCAATAACTGCAGCGGTAAACTCAGGTGATAAGCGAGCGACAATTACAAGGCTGTCTCGCTGGTCTGATAAAAAGTGAGTGTATTGCTGGCCGTTTTGCTCATGCGTGTACTGATGGGGTGTCGTATTTTTTACGATACCCTTTTCGACCAAAGAGCGTATTAGCTTTAATACATTGTCATGAGGCTTGTTGCATAGGTCTGCCATTTCACGGCTAGACATACGTTTTTTATTATTTGTTTGCAAAGTCTGAATATTCATTGTAGTATTCCTTTATCAAGTTTTGCTTTGAAGAAACGCCTAAAGCCCATCAGTTCCCGCTGATGGGCTTTTTGTTTGCGTGTCACTGCGGCAACTAGTGGCTGGCATGTTATTTACCTTCACAATGATTGGCGATTTGAACGCTGAGTGTGCGCAGTGCGACCATAGCGTCTTGAATCTTTGTCTGTAGCGCGTCATGCTCTTTGCAATCAATGCGTCCGTCTTCTAGCGCTTGCTGCATCTCACTCATGATGTCGCCCTGGCATGCAGATGTAGATAGCGCGGTCATGATGATGCTTGCCTGCGTCGCCTCTTCATCTACACGGACAAACACACCACCCAGACGATGAGCCATGGCTTGGATGATGCTAGTGTCACCTGTGTATTCCATGATCGTGACTGCCTCATCAAGGCGCAGATGATGCGTGCTACATGTTGGGCTTACTTTATTGTTCAGTACGGTGTTAGACATACCCATACGTGCTGCAATAGCTGTTGAGCCGCCATGTTTTGGGTTGTGTACCGTCTTGTGTGCTGCGTCGATTACGTCCATCGTGTCCTACCTATTTATAAAAACGTTTTGTTTAAATCTGTATTTTCATATCATTTATGTCAGATGCTAGGTTTCTCTTACCGCCAATGGTTGTGGATCCTTCGATAGAAATACCTCTGGGTAATCAAGCTTTACCTTTGGTGGTATACCGCGACTTAGCCAGTTAAAAACACATTGGTAGGTGACGCCAAGATATTCAGCAACGACGACGACTCCACCAAGCTTCATGATTAGCTCTTTGTCAGTCATAGGTTTCTCTTTAATCATTTTGTTTAAAACATTGTAAACATAATGTTTAATAACGTCAATCCTTCGTTTAACAAAAGCAACTGCTTCTTTGATTTAATGATTTAATTTAAACAAGGTGTTTATAAGATGAATGAAACACATCCAACAATGGCGCGAGTTTTTGAATTAACTGGACTAGAACCGTCCGCGTTAGCGTTAAGAATAAACGTGTCGCCACAAAGCATTACTAACTGGTCTAAACGCGGAATATCTAAAACGGGAGCAATGGCAGTAGCTCAAGAGTTTAACTGTAGTGTCGATTGGATTTTAAGGGGTGATAAGCAACGTTATCTTGATACAGTCATGCGCGTTACCGACGTGTCCGAAGTATGCGAGGATCCGGCCGCTGCCGAAGATGTCGATATGTTCCATTATCTGGTACCGCTGCTTGATTGGGATTTTGAAATAATAGGATCCTTCGACAACGCTTTAGAGTTTGTGATGCGGCCAAGCAATGTGCCAGAATGGAGTATATGCTTAACTATACTAAATCAAAGCATGGCGCCTGAATTTAACCCTGACGACATGATTTTCGTCGATGTAAAGATATCGATGGAAGAGCTTAAAGATAGCGATTTTATCGTTGTGAGGAAGCATGGGACGACAGACGCTATGTTGAGACAGCTACTTACAGGCGACTCATCTGATGAGAAATATATAAGACCATACAATCCTGATTGGGTTGATCAGACAATAATAAGATTAGATGACACCTATGAAGTGTTGGGTAAAGTAGTAGCAAGACTTATTACCTACGATTAATTAAAGACTAAACACAAAAAAACCGCCTCTCAAGGCGGTTTTTTTGTGTCTAAAACTCTTAACGTTTAAAGCATTTCAACATTTTGTTTAATAATACATTGACACTCTTAAACATTATGTTTAATATTAAACGTATCACAACGACACAGAGTAATCATTATGGACTCAATCAAAGATTTACTAGCCAGCATCGGCACCATCACATTGTTAGCGCTTGGTATGACAGCAGCAACGGCTGGCGCGCAACACATCAACCAAGCGTTTGACCGCGCGCAGGCAGGCCATGAGGCGATGATTGCCGAACACAAGGCGTACCTAGCCAGCGATGACGAACATTACGTCACCGACCCTATGAATGGGTTTGACGAAGAAGTCTATGAGGCATCTGAGCAGGCAGGCACAGCAAAGCATGCCAATCTTTTTATCTCTAATGCTTATGGGAGAGATTAATGAGCAGCCATACTTTAAACAAGCTCTTAAAAAACCTTGATATGCAGATGGACAACATTATGTCCGACAGCCCTTCAAGCGAAGAGTTAAAAGCCATCAATGAGCAGACACGCCAGCTAACCGCGGTCAGCAAGCAAGTCGTTGATATCTATCGGTTGAGCTTGGATGCTGGCAAGTTTGCTCATCAAACAGGCGCGGAAGTGCACGTTAGTGATGAGATACTAAGTGTCGGCACGCCAAGTAAAGCGCTACAAAGCAGAAACGGTGATCGTAATGAGTAGCAAAAGATGGAGTGTCACGCCAGCGCAGCATGACTTCATGGTAAAGCACCAAGCTCATATCACCCGCGCCAAACTAGCAGCCATGCTAAATGCTGATTTTGGTCTTAACTTAACCACAGAGCAAGTTCGAAGCTACACCAAGCGCATGGGCCTAAAAAGAGTTATCCGCACCATGATAAACAATGGCGATGAGTTGCAGTGGATAGCCAAACATCAGGCCAACACGCCCCGCGGTGAGTTGACAGCAAAGTTTAACGAGCGGTTTGGCAAAGCCATCTCTGTTACTCAGATGAACGGTTACTGCAGACGCAAAGGGCTTTGGATGGATGACTTAATACGTAACCGCAAACCAATTGGCCATATAAGCCGCCATGGTAAGTTTTTGAACATAAAGATCAGTAAATCGGAATGGCAATCGTTGCATCGGTTTGTTTGGGAACGGCACCACAGCAAAAAGGTGCCTGAAGGATTTATGATTTTGTTTGCTGATGGCAATGTCGATAACGTTGATATCGATAACCTAGTGTGCGTACGTGAAACGATAAGCGTCACTATCAATCACAACAACCCTGCTAATACTGACAATCCTGATTTAAACAAAGCCATTATGTTGACCGAGTCACTTAATGCCCTGGTCAGAGATTACGTCAAATCCCAACAGACAAAAAGAACCAAAAAGGATTATCGCTGTGAACGACTATAAATCCCCGCAAGAAATGGAAGCGTTGGCGCTTGAACTGCTCGAAACTGAGCTAAACATGGACGTGCCAGCAAATACCTGCCCTATCTGTGGCAGTAACGTGGAGAGTAAACAAGATGGCTGATGATATTGATCGCGCTGGTGAGCGCATAGATGCTGAAATGACTGCTCGTCTTAGGGTTTTGCCGGTATTCGATGTTCCTTCGCTTCCTGAGTGCATATCATGCGGTGAAGAAATACCAAGCAAGCGACGCGCCATTGGTGGCGTAAGGCGTTGCGTAGACTGCCAAAAGCACCATGAAAGCTCGGTAAGATTTTGGAATCACGGTTATAAGTAATAAGGGTGGAGATACTTATGGAAGCATTTATTAAAGAAGATGATTTTAATTGGCTGTGTTTGGCATTAAAAGAAGAATGTATCGAGCGACCTCACCTAGAGTATATCCATGTTGCAAATGGCAATGCTTACGCTACAGATGGTCATCGTATGCACGCAGCACCATGCGAATTAGATGATGGTGTTTATTGTTATAACGAGATAGCAAGAAGCTTGGGGATCAATAATATACCGCCAGTCGAAACTGAAATTGAAATACCTTCTGGATTTAAGCCGCAGCTGGTCATGATCAATAAAGCGCGTAAAGCATTCAACCCCGCCAGCGAAATAACAGCCTCTGACTTCTACGTGCAAAACGGCTTCTATGGTCAATTGGTGGCAAAAGATGGTAATAGCGCCTTTCAACGCATATACGTGCTTGAAGCAACTTTTGGCATGTCTACCAAGGGTCAGACTGTTTTGCACACCCACACCAATAATGATGGTGAAAACTTTATGTATGCCAATGATGGCGAAAGGTCTTTTGTTGTGATGGGTATGAAGTTGAATAAGGAGAGTAACAATGAATCACTTGTTTAATTACATTGCTCAAAGCAACCATACTCAAGAAAAGCTAATGGTTAATGAGTGCGGGATGGGTGTTTATATTGGTGTAAATTGCATACGAGAATTGCCATATGGTGAACTCGATGAGCAGACAACCAGTATTGTGGTACCACTATCTGAAATACCTGAGTTAATCCAATCATTATCTAAATTTGCTAGTGGCTGGATTGATTACAAAATTAAGCAACCTACCGAAAAAGGTGATTACTTGATTCGTGACTATCAAGGTCGAGTAGCTCTAGGTAAATATGGAAATGGGTTTTACATGGAAAGTGGTGGCGAAAAATGGGGAATGGTTAGCCACTGGATGCCGATACCTGAATTACTAGAAAAGGGAGCTTAATCATGCCAAATGAATCTCAAGCCATAATAGAACTACTCCATCAGATGGGCCTAACGCCCCTTGATTGGGTAGATGCCAAGCAGTTTGCTGCGCTGACTGGCATTGCCGAGCAAAAGCTAACTCACCGTAAGCGAGAGTGGCCAGAAAACGTTGTTTGGATGAAGCAGAGTGGTAACCTATATTACTCAATAAGAGGGTATAACCAGTGGATGACAGAACAAGCAGATATACGTTGCCGGAAGGCGTCCGGATTAGATCGGGAAGCCTCCAAGTCTACTTTAAGCGCAAAAAGAAATATTATTCAATCACGCTACCGCTCCCAGTCTCTGCGGAGGGTATCCGTGCTGCCGTTAAGGTTAGACGCGATTTAATCACTAAGGCTGAATGGGGTGTGCTGACAGAAGCAGACCTTGCCAGCGCTAAAGGTGAATTGGTTAATGACGACAGCGTCATTGTTAGTGATGGCGCTCTATTTCAAGAAGTCGCCCAGAAGTATCTGAAGCACTGTGAAGCCAATAATGATTCAAAAAATGATTACATTAGCGCTCTAAATAAGCATTGGATGCCGCAGCTAGCGCTTATGCCAATACAAGATATCACATCCGAACTAATTCGTGACATCATCTCTGATATCGGCTTCAAGTCTGATAAGACATTTAATAACTGTCTGGTGCCACTGCGCGGTGTATTTGACAAAGCGATTGAGCTGCGACTCCTCATGCCAGCCGATAATCCCATGGCTATGATTAAGAATAAAAAGGTGCAATCAGGTTTGCCGGATCCATTCACCCGCGCTGAAATGGATGCGCTATTAGGTTGGTTGGATAAAAACCTAACAGATAAAGACCATTTTTATTACTGGTATTTTGAAGTAGCATTCTGGACTGGATGCCGTCCTAGTGAGCTTTATGCTTTGAGATGGAAAGATATCGACTGGTTTAATGGCTCAGTGATCATTAATAAGAGTCGTGTACGTGGCGTTGAGAAGCAAGTCACTAAGACTCATACTGCACGTGAAGTCTATTTAAATGACCGCTCTAAGCGTGCATTTGAGGCGCTGGACGCTATGAAGCTCAGCGATGACTATGTGATGATATGTCCAGAAACAAACCAGCCTTTCTATAATGAAAAACCTGCCCGTATGCGGCTGATTGAAGCAATGAAGTCTACTCGAGTACGCCATCGCCCAGCATATAATGCCAGGCACACTTATGCCACAATGCTGCTCATGTCAGATGTGAACCCAGTATTTGTTGCTAACCAATTGGGCCATAGCTTACAAATGCTAATTAAGCGATACGGCAGATGGTTGCATGGTGATCAGAATAAGCTTGAGATATCCAAGCTCACAACTGATTAATATCCTCTCGCCATCCCACCGTTTTATCAAAAAGCCTTTAATCCTACTGCATGAGTTTTATAGGATCGCATCTCAAATGCGATCCTGATGTTCGTGAAATTTCCTATCATCTGCATTTACACAACTATATTTGATGGCTTATCGTAAACTATAGTTGTTTATTACATTGCTCAATAATTACTAATAAGTTAAAGTTGATTAATATTTTTTTTCTTTATTATCACGAAGAACTCATAGTTGTCAGTATAATTAATAGAAAGGTAATTTCCGCATGAAAAAACTAATGCTAGCCTCTGTGCTATCTATCTTCGCGTTGTCATCTAATGCTGCAATTAAGACAGTAGAGAATCCGTTCCAAAGTAATACAGTCTTGAAAGAGTCTGTCGAAGTCGATCACCCATTATTTGCTAAAGGTGCTGGTGGTTCGCAGTGCAAGAGCCTACCGCGCACCTGTGGGCAGATGGCTAGTTGTGAGCAGGCTAAGTTAGCATTGAAGTGTGGCAATAAACGACTGGATAGAGACAAGGATGGCGTACCATGCGAATCAATATGCCCAGGTGGTTAGACATGAACTTATCTATTAAAAGCATCATAATAGTTACAGCTGTTGCTCTTACTAGTTGCGGCGGTGGCTATGATGATATTGACGCCATGAGAGATGCCACTACAGGCTCTACTGGCGTCGTCGATGACAATACTGGTTCGAACAGTGGTAATAGTGTTAAATGCTATGAACCTAATATACTAAATGCTACTGGGACGCGTGCGATTGATGGTGACACAGTAGAAGTAACGCAAGCATCAGGGCAAAGTGAGCGTGTGCGATTGCTCGGTATTGACGCACCTGAATCGAAACAAGAATATGGTGCCGAAAGTACCGCAGAGTTGGCCCAATGTATCAATAGCGCCATTATCACTATTGAATGGACTGAGCGAGACAAATACGATCGGCTGCTTGGAAAAGTTATTGCCAATAGTGTCGATTGCAATCTCAATCAATTACAAAAAGGTGCCGCCTGGCACTATAAAGAATATCAAAGTAGTCAGACACCTTATGACCGTATTGAGTATGCAAACGCTGAAATTGTGGCGCGATTAAATGGTAGGGGCTTATGGGTAAACCGATATCCTATAAAGCCATCTGACTATCGAAGCGGTAAAAACAGCTCTGATCTCAACTTTAATAATGATCGCTTGCCATCAAAAGGTGCTAGCAAGTGCTATAGCAAACCTAGTGCAGGCACGTCTAATGGTTCTGGCACTATTATCCCATTGCCACCTACTGGCGCTATATGCAGTAACTTCATTAAGAAAACCTGTAGTCAGATAACAACATGCGTAGAAGCGCAGCAGCAGCTTGCCTGCGGTAATACGCAGATTGATGGCGATAAGGACGGCATACCATGCGAATCAATATGCCCTGGTGGTTAATTGTAGCTGCAGCACTATCCATAGTTGCTTGCACTCCTACCCAAGACGAAAGCCATAAGTTTGTTTCCGGCTATACTGTGGTGCACGAGGTATTTTGGGGTGCTGATCATGATACGCCATACCCGTTTACGACATCAGGCGAGATATCTTGTGTTTATTACCCTACCGGTATTGAGGTGTACTTTGAGCCTGCGGGCTACAGTAAAGACTCATCTATCGGTACACCGCTTAATAAAGCCGCTGCCGATGCTCTGAAGCGCGATGGTATGGAGCCGAATGTGCCTTATAGCATTAAGGAAGGTGCTGATTTGAGCGAGGCGGTAGAGGTTGGGTTGAGGGCGTGTAGTGAAGTATGA